GTGATTGCCTTGGCTTTGTCCGGGCTATTTGGCGTGACCCTGGCTGTTACGTCCGACCCACAAACCGACACCATCGGGCTGGTGTCCGAGTCCACCGTGTACACGGCTCCCCTTTCGGGCACGGTGGACTTGGACACCGCTTCAGACGCGTCAGGAAGCCCTGAGAGCGTCGTAACGACCATGCCCCCATACATAGGCCCAGGCTGCCGAGAATGGGCTGATACAGCCCTACGAGCAGGCTTCGTGCTTGATGACCTATGGCTAGCACTACAGGTGGCAGAGCTTGAATCAGCCTGCCTACCTAACGCCATCGGTGACAATGGGCAGAGCTTCGGCCTGATGCAGATTCACACGCCATCATGGTGCCAGCCAACCAAATACTGGCCTCGCGGCTACCTGCAAACCCAAGGCATGATTGATGACTGCACGGAGCTGTTTGACCCACTGACCAACTTGTGGGTGGCATGGCACATCGCAACGAATTACGGCTGGCAGAACTGGAGCACGTACGACGATGTTTTGGGCTGACTACTTTTTTGCTGGCGTGTTTACCACATACATTGTGGGATGCGTGTACTACATTGTCAAAACCACGGAGAGGAAAAAGTGAGCAGCAACATTGACCCGGGCGATGCCGCGTATCGAGCATGGCAACTCACCAAGAACGGTGAGCGCATGGAACAGTACGGTCACCCATTCACGGACTACACCATGGTGCGTCGCATCTTTGGCGTGCTCACCAATTTCAAGCACAACCTGACGGTGCAGGAAGCAATTATGTTTATGGTGGCAGTCAAACTGGCTCGGCTGATGAAAAGCCTTGACAACGAAAAGATGCACGAGGACTCACTAGTTGACGCAATTGGCTACCTCAACTGTCTGCACATGGCTGACGCACGCGATCAACTGCTCGATGCCCCATTACACGTACTAGGAGACATGGAGTTCTGGCGTGACAAGCCCACAGAAACGTAAAGGCCACGCAGCGGAGCTTGCAGTAGTCAAATGGCTACGAAAGTACGGAATCAAAGCAGACCGTATCCAAGCAGGTACACACGACGACAAAGGCGATGTCACAGGCTGGCCCGGTGTCGTCATTGAGGTCAAAGACCGTAAAGCCCACTCATGGCACGGCTACTTTGAGCAGCTGCGTGCACAAATGACACACGCCAACGCATACACAGGCGTAATCATCGCCAAACGTCGAGGCATCACAGACGTGGGCGAATGGATGGCAGTTATGCCAGTCAAAGAATGGTTTGAACTAATGCAATTACTGGAGGAAAAGTGAGTTTCAACCTAGACAATTACGTTGACGTACCAACACGCCTACGGATGGCGCTGGAGAAGTACCCAGACCTGCGTGTGCAAGAATCGCAACCCACATTCCGTGAGGTCAACGACAAGTTGTACATCGAGATACGTTGCACAGTGTGGCGTGACAAAGACGATCAATTGCCGTGCATCGCATACTGTTGGGAGCCATTCCCGGGCCGTACGCCATACACCAAAGACTCAGAGCAAATGAACGCCAGCACATCGGCGCTTGGTCGCGCGTTGGGCATGATGGGCTTTGGCATTGACCACAAAATGGCATCAAAGCAAGAGGTCATGGCACGCCAAGAACAGCCACGTGTGGAAATTGCCCGGTATGACGATGGCGAACCTATCCCAGACCCATTTACAGGCGAGCCACAAACCAACGTGGTGCCTATGAAGGCTGGCCCTGGCAAAGCGTCAGAAAAGCAAATTGGCATGATTCGAGTGCTGGCTAAGACCCGAGGCTTTACACCGGGCAGTCAAACGATGCGTGAACTCGGCACAGTCCTGAATCGTGAAGTTGTCAAGTTTGATGAATTAACCAAGCAGGAGGCTTCTGCTGTAATAACAGCTTGGAAAAACTAAAGTACGCCAATCACATTGGTGCGTTCAGGCCGCGTGACCTGATGCAGGTGCAAATCCTCGAGGACTCATCATCCCTAGTTCGCCCATCAGAAGGGCAGGGCAGCCCATGCAAACAGATCCATTGCGTGGCGAGTGTGAACCGTGCTTTAACAACGGTCGGGATGGTGCCCGGGGCAGCTCTGCCTAAGTAGCCTTGACACACAACATGACCCAGCAGCAACACAAAACATTCATAGGCGATTGCTCACTATGCAACGCGAACAACCTTGAAACAGACTTCGATAATCAATTAGTCAACGGCAAACCCGTCTGCCTTCCCTGCCAATCAGAACTGATAGCAACCGAGCAACGCGAGGGCGCTAGGACAAGCGAAGCGCGTCAGCCAAACCACAATGCCTAAGCGCACATCCAACACCGCGTACCTCAAAGCACGCCGGGAACTACTCGCAGACAAACCCCGGTGCCACTGGTGCAAGAAACGCCAGGCCACCGAAGCAGACCACCTGATTGAGCACGACCGAGGCGGAACCGACACACCAGACAATCTTGTCCCATCATGCAAGCCATGCAACGCACGACGCGGAGCCAACTACAAAGCAGCCAAAGGCCGAGCACGTCAAGCCGCACGCCCGGGTCATCAGCCAACAAAAACCTCAGCCAAACGCAAACCAAATAAAACACGCAAGAATTTTTTGGATCAACATCAGCTCCTGCCCCCGCGCCCATCTCTTTCTTTATCGCAAGGAAAGGTTCTTGAACGGAAAGGAAAAGGTCATGACTTGCCGCGAATTGAAACGGTTATTACTGATGCAGCCGGGAGTTACGGCCCCGAAGTTGCAGATTGGGCTGAGCGCATTCTCGGAGTGGAACTCATGCCCTGGCAGAGGCATGTTCTCAACGGTCAGCTTGCCGTGGATGCTCAAGGGCAGTTCCTCAACCACGTATCGCTTGTGTCCGTTGCCAGACAAAACGGAAAGACCGTAGCGCTCAAGGCGTTGCTTGGCTGGTGGCTAACTCGGCACGCTACGCAAGTCGGCCCCCAAACAATCCTGACTACAGCGCACAGACTCGATCTAGCCACAGCCCTATTCCAAGACCTAGCCCCGGTCATTGAAGCCAAGTTCGGTGTCAAAGCTGTGTGGGCGTATGGTCGTAACAGCATCAAGGTCGGTGACTCGCGCTGGTACGTCAAAGCAGCCAGGCCGTCAAGCGGTCACGGTATGAGCGTTGACCTGATTATTGCCGACGAAGTGTTTGGCATTGATTCCGAGACGCTTGACATCGGCTTACTGCCGACGCAACGTGCACGACCCAACCCATTGTGCTCGATGTGGTCAACGGCAGGCACCGAGGACTCCATAGCGATGCTGCGCTGGCGTGAGCAAGGCATACGTGCCATTGACTCAGGTGAGGTCACCAATTCTGTGTACCTAGCGGAGTACAGCCCACCGCCCGACCTTGACCCCATGAGCGAAGCTGCGTGGGAGTACGCCAACCCGGCACTCGGGCACACGCTGGACATTCGTACCGTTCAGGCTGAATCCAAAGGGCCAAACCGTGCAGGCTTCCTGCGATCTAGCGTGAACCTATGGGTGCAATCAGAACTGTCGTGGCTGCAACCCGGCAAATGGGAGTCGTTGCGTACCGATTTGCCACCGTTGCCCGGTGGCGTGCTCGCCGTAGAAGTATCGCTCGACGATGGCAGGTACGTGGCGGTACGTGTGAACGCGAATACTGCTGGGATACTTTGTGCGACTGTCGCATTCATGTGCGAAACCGTGACACAGGTATGGGATAACATTCGTGCCCAGTTGGCCTCCAACTCAGGTTTGCAAGTTGCTATCACGCCGACACTGGACACCAACTGCCCCTCCGATCTGCAACGTCGCAGGGTGCTGGTCGGCTATCAGGAGATAGGCCGCTACACGTCAATGGTCAAGAACCTGATCAATGAGGGCCGCGTCAATCACACTGGCGAGACGATGTTGGCTGAGCATGTTGGTCGTGCTGTTGCGGTCAAAACTCCTGGCGCAATTGCGTTGTCATCACAGAAGTCAAGCGGCCCGATTGAGTTGGCCCGGTGTCTTGTGTGGGCTGTCGGTATGTGCGCTAAGCCGCGTCCGATGGTGAACCGACCCATGATTGCATCGAGTGCCTAGACTGATGCCACGATGGCATTCTCACTAAAGCGCGCAGTCGCTAACAACACAAACGCACAGATAGGTGCAGCTGGCGCTGCTGGCAATCCGCTGGTCGGCAATTTCATGACCTATACCACCGACTTCAACAGGTCGGCTGCCATCCAGATTCCCACCATTAGCCGGGCACGTGACCTGATCTGTTCAATGGTCGGCTGTTTAGAGATTCATCAGTACGGCAAGCAGTGGATGGATGACGACTACGAGGAAATTGACCTGCCCGATGACACATGGTTCCACCAGCCCGACCCCAACGTCACACGCAACTTCATCATGAGCTGGACAACCGATGACCTGCTGTTCTACGGACGCGCCTTCTGGATTGTGACCAGCCGCTTCGGCAACGGCTTCCCAGCAACCTTCACGTGGATTCCAGCAGCTGACGTACAGACACGCGACCAAGCCGGGCCACAATGGTTCGGCCCCAGCAAAGAGGTGTACTTCAACGGCTACAAGCTTGACCCAAACGATGTCGTGCAATTTCTCAGCCCAATCCAAGGCTTGCTGACTATGGGCGCTCGCTCGATTCGCACCAACATCAACCTCGACACCAGCGCCGAGCGTTTTGCCAAGAATCAAACCCCGGCAGGCGTGCTCAAGCAGACGGAAGGCGAGCCATTGAGCGCCGAAGAATTGTCCGAACTTGCGGCTGGCTTTGCAGCTGCACGAAACAACAATGCGATTGCTGCGTTGAACCAGTACGTGGACTGGAAAGAGTCCTACATGGATCCGAGCAAATTGCAATTGACGGAAGCACGCACCTATCAGGCGTTGGAAATGGCACGCATCGCCAACATTCCGCCATACCTTGTCGGCGCACCGTCAGGTTCCGGCATGACCTACCAAAACGCGCAACAGGCACGCCAAGACCTCTACCTATTCGGTGCCAAGCCATTTATTGACTGCATTGAGCAGACGTTGAGCATGAACAACATCACGCCACGAGGCCGTTACATTTATTTGGACATTGAGACATACCTGGAGGAATACGAAATGTCCTCCGAGCAGGACAACGCTGCACCTGCTCGGGGGCTACCCTCTAATGACGAAAGCGAGGCATCATGATTCGCCTAACTGCACAAAACACATTTGTCCTGGCTGAGGATGGCGAATCACCACGCTCCATTTCTGGCGTTGCCGTACCTTGGAACACTGAAGCCACCGTCAGCGACGGAACTCGCGTTCGTTTTGAGCGCGGCTCACTGCCGATTACTGGCAAGAAGCCCAAGCTGCTCAAGTACCACGACTCCGAGCAGCCAGTAGGCGTGGTCACCGGGCGCTTGGACTCCGAGGAAGGCATGCTGTTTACGGCCCGAATTAGCGCCACCAGCGAAGGCAACGACATGCTTGAACTCATCAAGGACGAGGCAGTTGACTCGGTATCGGTAGGCGTTGACGTAATTGACGCTTCTTACGATGACAACGGCACCATGGTCATCAAAAAGGCAAACTGGGTAGAGCTGTCGCTTGTGACTGCGCCTGCTTTCAAGGGTGCTATGATTACAGAGGTTGCAGCGACCGAACCACAAGAGGAGACAACCACAATGTCCGAAGTCAAGGTCGAAGCATCCGTAGAAGCACCAGCACCAGCACCACAAATGCTGTTCGCTGCACCACGCGCCGAGTTCAAGCTGCCATCAGCTGCTGAATACATCAGCAAGATCATCCGTGGCGGATCCGAAGCGCAACAGTTCCTTGCCAACATCCGCGCTGCCGCGCCCGATGTTGTCACGACCGACACGCCCGGCATCTTGCCAGAGCCAATCGTCGGCCCGGTGTACAACAACTTCCGTGGCCTGCGCCCAGTCGTTGACGCAATCGGTGTCAAGGCAATGCCCGGTGGCGGCAAAGTGTTCCGTCGCCCAGAAGTGACCACGCACACCACGATCGGCTTGAGCAACGGCGAAAACGCCAACCTCGACTCGGGCACGTTCGTTGTGAGCAACAACAACGTCACCAAGAACGTCTACGGCGGATACGTCCGTTTGTCGGAAGAGGACATGGACTGGACTGAGCCAGAAGTGCTCGGCCTGCTGGTCGATGACATGGCGCGCATTTACGCCAACGAAACCGACAACGTGGCAGCCGACGATTTGCTCTCAGGCACGTCACAAAGCGAACCCATCACCAGCCGCCTCGTGGCCGCTGACTGGGTAAGCGCAATTTACAACGCTGCCAGCACCATCCTCAGCAACAGCAACGGCAACCTGCCAACACACCTGTTCTTGTCGCCCAACAACTGGGCGTACCTCGGCAAACTCGTGGACGATGCAGACCGTCCGCTGTTCCCGAACATCGGCCCAATGAACGCCTTCGGTGCAGTGTCACCCGGCTCGTCGGTCGGCAACGCATTCGGCCTCAGCGTCGTAGTTGATCGCAACTTCGCCGCCGACACCGCAATCGTCGGACACCCAGACGGGTTTGAAATTTTTGAGCAACAGAAGGGCGCAATCCAAGTCGAAGCCGCTGACGGCTCACTGTCGCGTTACATCAAGTTCCGTGGCTACTTCGCTACGCTCATGATTGACGCAACCAAGTTCGTCAAGCTCATCTAAGTTCACTCCCTCCAGGTGACACTGAACGGTGGCAACTTACTCACTTACCCATAAACAGGTAGTTAGTAACGTTGCCGTCGTTCAGTTGCTGGAGCCTCACAATTTTGAGGTAGGGCAGTCAATCACGCTGTCTGGCATCAATGCCACGTGGAATGGCACGCACAAAATTCTGGCGTTGCCCGAGTACTACTTCATCGGCGTATCGCAGCAAGGCGATTACCAGTACGACACTGACACGATTATTCCCAATCAGGTGCTTTTTGCGCTGACCACGGATGACGCTGATCGAGCAGCAGCCACTGGAACGTGCACCTACTCGGTGACGTGCTCATGGATTGTTCTGGGCGATGTTGAGGACTACCTTGGCTTCACGTTCACCAACCCGAGTGCTGACCTTGATGTAGCCAACATGGCTGTTAGTGCAGCGAACCAATTTGCGTACCGTAAGCGCGAGGAGTCGGGCTATTTTGATTCACCGACTGTGGTGCCTGATGGCGCGGTAAAGCTTGGCACCGTTCAATACGCGGCAATTCTGTACCGTGAGCGCGGCTCCACGGAGGCGTTTGCGTCGTTTGACCCACTAGCCACAGGTGGCCCGGTCACAGGCAACTACGGTCAAATCCTGCGTTTGCTCGGAGTCAATAAGCCACAGGTGGCCTGACATGTCAAACATGTTCAAGGATGGTTACGACCAACTGGTCGCCAAGCTGCAGACGATTACCGGGCTGCGTGTGTTTGATGATCCACGCAACATGAACCCACCATGCGCACTGGTGGAGGCACCAACCATCATGATGGCTACCAACGTGGTGGCTGACATGGAATTTCGTGTCGTAATGACTGCCCTCGGCACCGGGGACAATAGGACGCTTGACAATTTGCTCGACAACATTGACCTGATTCGCGCTGCACAAATCGGCTTGACCGATGCACGCCCAACCACGGTGTCGTACGGTGGCGCTGACTACCCTGCCTATGAGCTGACAATACGCACCAAAGTAAGCCCCTAGGGCTACTAGACTGCCCTACGGGTAAGCAGCGACCCTCGACGTAGAGGAGATTCGCTACATGGCTAACGCAACCACTTACCTGGCTTCCCCAACATTCGGCATCGGTGCAAACCTTGCCGGAATCAAAGACCTGACCGATCAGTGCAAGTCTGTGGTCATCACCAAGTCGCGCGAAGCGCTTGACTCCACTTCGTTTGGCAACACTGGCCGCCAGTTTGTCGGTGGCCTCACTAACGTGACTGTGACCGCCACCCTGCTGATGGAGTACTCGGCAACGCCCGGCACGTACGTTGACCTGACCGCACTTGTCGGCACCAACGTCTACGTCGCAGTAAAGCCAACCTCGGGTGCAATCTCGGCAACCAACCCAGAATTCCAAATCACTGGCGGATACCTTGAGTCGCTCGATCTGGTCAACGGCTCAGTCGGTGAACTGTCCGAAGTAGAAATCACCATCACTGGCGGCGTGCTCGTAGAGGACACCACGGCGTGAAACTAACCATCAAGGTGTCGTTCAAGACACCAGCAGCAGAGTTGGTTACAGAGCAAGTGACAACGACAATCGCTACGGCTGCTGCGTGGGAACGCAAGTTCAAGCGCCGCGCCAGCGATTTACAGGCTGGTATCGGTATTGATGACATCATGTTCATGGCGTGGCATCAGCTCAACGTTAATAAGCGTGAAGGCCGCGACTATGACACTTGGCTTGTGTCCGTTGAGGATTTTGAGGTAGTGGAGACTGCCCACGCAAACCCTACGGAAGCAACAGCGTCCGCCGCCAGTTAGCGGAACTGCTGTTGGCTACCGGGTGGTGGCCACCTAACATCGAGTTTGATTCCGAGGATTTGGCTACCGTGTTACTGCTGGCGAGAAAGCAACAACAACGTGGCTGAAACATCTGTAACTGTTGTCGGTGTCAAGGAGACGCTGCGCGAGTTGCAGCGCATGGAGCCTGAGCTTGCCAAGGAAATCAAAAAAGAGTTCAAGACCATTGTTGATCCGATTGTGAAGGATGCTCGAAGCAAAGTTGTGAATTTGCCGTTGTCGGGTATGTCGCGTAACTGGAAAGGCGGCAGGCTGATGCCGTGGGCACAAAGCTCGGTTAGCAAATCCGTCATCGCGCGTTTCAGTAATCGCAGGCGTGGAAACAGCCTGGCTGTTTTTAGCGTCACGATGAAAAGCCCGGCAGGCACCATTTTTGACATGGCAGGACGCAAGGCGCCAAATCGTTTGGCTTCGGCATTGTCGCAACTTTATGGTGCACCTTCACGTTTGATGTGGCCCTCATACGAACGCAACGCCGATCAGGTCAACCAGAATCTTGGTCGAGTGGTAGAGAAAATCAATGAGGCCACTACGAATAGACTGACTCGCTAATGGCTGTAACAATCCCAATCATTTCTGAGTTTGATGGCAAAGGCATTAGCAAGGCTGTTGCCGAGTTCAAGAACCTTGAGGGCGCTGGCGCTAAAGCCCAGTTCGCCCTCAAGAAGGCTGCCATCCCGGCAGCTGCGGCTATTGGTGGGCTGGCTGTCGTTATTGGTGACGCAACCAAGGCCGCTATTGAGGACGCAAAAGCACAAGCCCTGCTTGCTCAGGCCATTACGAATAACACGCTGGCTGGGGAAGCCAACATCAAGGTCGCTGAGGCGTTTATTGAGTCCACGATGATGTCGGCGGCTGTGGCTGACGATGAGCTACGCCCAGCCCTCGCCTCGCTTGTCCAGGTGACCGGAGAGATGACTTCGGCACAAGATGGCCTCACACTGGCCCTCGACATCGCAGCGGCCACTGGCGTTGATTTGGGCACGGCTACCGATGCCATTGCTAAGGCGTACGGCGGCAACACCAAGGCGCTCGGCACGTTGCTGCCCTCGGTACGCAGCCTTATCAAAGAAGGCGCGTCACTTGATGAGGTATTTGCGGCTGTGGCTGGCACTGTGGGCGGATCAGCAGCTGTGGCTGCCAACAGCGCTGAAGGTCAAATGAAGCGCTTGTCGCTGACCATTGGCGAAACCAAAGAATCAATTGGCGCAGCATTTCTGCCCATCCTTGAGCGCCTGCTCCCGGTACTGCAAAAGTTCGCTGTGTACGTACAAAACAACACCGACAAAGTGCTTGCGGTCATGGCTGTGGTCGGCTCCCTTGCCGGAGCGATTCTCGCATTGAACGCAGTCATGAAGGTCATCACCGTGACGCAGTTGGCGTTGAACCTTGCCATGGCTGCTAACCCAATCGGCTTGGTCGTAACGGCTGTGGCGCTGTTGGTGGCTGGCTTTGGTGTCCTGGTCGCTAAAACTGGCAGCGTCAAAAACGCATTCGCCACCATGGGCAACTTCATCATCGGCATTTTTGAGAGCATCGCCAACACGTACGTCAGCATGATAAATCTCGTCATCAAAGGCCTAAACCTGCTGCCCGGTGTCAACATCGGGGAACTCGGTGACATCAACCTGCCACGTTTCAACATCAGTAGCGGCGGTACTACGAGCAGCGCTGCTGGCACGACTGCTGGCCCAGATCGAGTAGAGCGCATGATTCAAGTGCCGAGCATCCCGGCCATTGCCCCGGTCACGCTGCCTGCCCCATCGGGTGGCGGTGGCGGTGGCAGTCGCGGTGGCGGCGGCGGTCAAATGACCGTGCAGCCTTTTGACCCTTCGGTGTATGACCCTAAGAGCCGCTACTACGAAGTCCCAGCCATGTTGGATGCCGCGTACGCGCCCAAGCAGGCTGTGTACAACGTGACCGTCAACAGCACCATCGCCGACGAGCGCCTCGGTGACACCATCGTCAACGCGTTGAAACAGTACAACCGTCGCAGCGGCCCACTTGACGTGCAGATTGCGTAACCATGGCTGCCAGCGTTGTCCAATCAGGTAGTTACCTGCTCGAGCTTGATACAGGCTTTGACTACAACTCGTTCAGGTTGGATGACGCAACCAAAGGTGTACTCAACAACACCACGTACGGCTTAGGGCCACAAACTGGTTACGCAGACATCACCGAGTATGTGACCGAGGTTGCCTACAAGCGAGGCCGCCGCAACGTGGACGATCAGTTTGGTGCCGGGACAATGAGCTTCCGCATGACGGATGAGACAGGCATTCTGGGGCCGTATGACACTGCCAGCCCCTATTACGACCCGAGCAACGACAAGCCCGGACTAGCGCCCATGCGTCGAGTCAGGCTGAGCCGATCATCAGAGTATTTGTTTGTCGGCTACGTCACGGCTTACAACTATGAATTTGCTTTGGCTGGCCCTAACACGGTGGCAGTGCAATGCTCAGACGATTTCTACCTGCTGGCTCAGACGCAGATGGCTGCGTTCAACCCGAGTGCGGAAACCTCGGGAGAACGCATTGAGACTGTTCTAGCGCTGCCCGAAGTCAATTACACAGGCACTACGGCTATTGACCCGGGCACGGTCAATCTTGGCCATGACAGCTCATACACGCTCAATGCCGGGCAAAACACGCTGGGCTACATCACGCAAATCAACCAGGCTGAGCAGGGACGCGTGTTTATGAGTCGGGATGGCGTGTTCACGTTCCAGCCGCGTATCGGAGCCACACTTAGCGGCTCGGTCATCACGTTCGCCGATGATGGCACGAGCACACCGTATGACAACGTTGAGATTGAGTTTGACGCTGATGGCGTGTTGAATCGTGCTTACGTGCAGGCGCTTGATGGCAAGAATGCGTTGGCTGAGGATTTGAGCAGTCAGGCCACGTACTTTATTCAGTCGCAGTCAATCACCAACAGCCTGCTGCACGACCAAACCGAGATTGATGACCTAGCGGACTATCTGCTAAAGCCTGAGCCTGCCCCACGCTTTACGGCTGTCAGCACCAGCTTTGCCCTGCTTGACAACGCTGAGCGCGCTTTGGCTGCCACGGTAGACATCGGAGACACCATCACCGTAACCAAAGACATCACTGGGCTATCAACCATCACGTCAGAGCTGAGCATTGAAGGCATCGAGGGCAACATCAATTTTGCGTCAGGGCATCGCATAACGTATTACACAGCCCCGACGACCATTGTGTTCCAGCTCATTTTGGATGACTTGGTGTACGGTCAACTTGATGGCACAAACGTATTAGGATGAGGTAACCATGGCAACGACTCCCTACCCGTTTGTGGCTGGAGCTGTGCTCACAGCCAGCCAACTCAATTCGACATTTAACGTCCCGGTCAATAACCAGACTGCCAGTTACGTGCTGCTGGCTTCGGATGGCGGTAAGCGCGTCGTAATGAACGCGGCAGGCGCAACCACAATCACTGTCAATAACAGTTTGTTCAGCGCTGGTGACAGCGTGTGGATTCACAACATTGGTGCAGGAACATGCACAATCACTGCTGGTACTGCGACGGTTACTACTTCGGGCAGCTTGGCTTTGGCGCAATGGGGAGGCGGCACACTGTATTTCACGTCGGCGTCAGCAGCAATCTTTTTTCGTGGGGATCTAAAAGACACACTTAGCGTTGATTATCTGTTAGTCGCAGGGGGCGGTGGAGGCGGTTCAGGCGGTGGCGGTGGTGCTTCTGGCGGTGGCGGCGGCGGCGGTTTCGTCACTGGTTCCGGCATTATCGGCAAAACTACTTACACGGTAAAAGTTGGTGCCGGTGGTGCAGCTGGTACCGGTTCAAGCGCAAGTGGTGGTGATGCAGGCAAAAACGGTACCGCATCATCCTTCATTAGTTCGGCTAACGGTGGTGGTTCCGGTGCTGGTGGTCGAGTCACCGTGGGTTTCGTGGGTGGCACAGGGGGATCGGGTGGAGGTGGCGGTAGTGACGGTGGTGCAGGCGGCTCGGGTATCAGCGGTGAAGGCAACAATGGTGCTGCCGCAGTTGGTCAAGGTACGGGCGGCGGTGGCGGTGGTGCAGGTGGCGCAGGCTCGGGTGGCACAGGCGGAGCAGGCTCAACAAACAATTACACAGGTTCCACCGTTACCTATTCCGCTGGCGGTAATGCCACAGGCGCAACAGCAGGCGGAGCCAACACAGGTAATGGCGGTCAAGGTTCGGGCACGACTACTGGAGTCAATGGCGCCGCAGGTGGTTCTGGCGTAGTAGTAGTTCGTTGGCTTACAGCCGATGCCACAGGTTTGTCAATTAGCGTCACGGGCACAACTACAAACGGCACCGATGGCTCTTACACGTGGTATAGGTGGACAAGTACAGGAACATTGGTGGTGGCATAATGGCACATTTTGCATTAGTTGATGAAACAAACGTGGTACGCGAAGTTTTGACCGTAAGCAACGATGATTGCGCTGGCGGCGATTTGCCAGAAAGCGAACCAGCAGGCCAAGCATTTTTATTGGCATGCGGCTTGCCCGGTCACTGGGTACAAACTTCATACCACGCCAACTTCCGAGGCAAATACGCAGGCATCGGCGACATTTGGGATGGCACAAATTTTGTCTTACCACAGGAGTCTGAATGAAGTGGGCACCAATGCTCGAAGACTGGTTGAAAGCTTTCGTCGCTGGAAGCGTCGCCGTGCTTATCACAAGCAACTACAACGTCGAAGGCGCGTTAAAAGCCGGAATAGCAGCAGTCCTGCCAATGATCTACGCTTGGGCAAACACTAAAGACACGCGGTACGGACGCAAGTGAAATACCCAGTCAAGCCAGTAGTACTACCTGCTGACCTGCGAGGCGTACAGCCGGGCCGATTGCCTGCTTACCTGCTCAAAACGATTCGGCCCTATGGGCAACTGCATCCGCTAGCGGCTCAGGCTTGGGAGGCTATGCGTAGAGCTGCACACGCTGACGGGATTAGGCCGTTCAAGCCCACAAGCGTCGCAGACACGTACAGGAGCCTAAAGACGCAGGAGCGAGGCTTTCTGGCTCGATACACCACAGCACCTATCCCCACTACGTCTGTGCGTACGTACAAAGGCCAGAAGTATTACCTAAAGCCCGGCATGGCACCGATGGCAACACCGGGCACATCAATGCACAACCTCGGGCTGGCTGTGGACGTAAGCAGCGCTAGCGGTGATCGACTCAAATGGATGCTCGCTAACGCCGACTGGTACGGCTTTTGCTGGGAACTGCAATCCGAGCCTTGGCACATCAGGTACTACACAGGCGACAAGGTACCCTTGAAAGTGCAGCAGTTTGTGAGCCTGCATGCCAACCGAGATTTACGTAGCGCTAATTAGCGGTATTGCCATCATCTGCGCAGCAGTCCTACCAGCGGTACTTATTGAGCGTGCCCGACGAGAAAATGCCGACGATCACGCATACGTCCGCAAGATACTTACTAGGGTGGAGAACAAGATTGACAACCACCTGGAGGATCACGACAATGGCGTTACGCGACGAAATAGAACCAAGACAAAATAGGTTGCACGACCTTGGCGTTTGGATTGATGCACAGTCAAACGGCGAAGAATGGTACGACCTGATTTACAACTTGGATTACAGCAATCACTCGATTGCCCGGCTGCTGACCAAACATGGGTTCAAGTGCGATTGGAACGTTGTGTACCGATTTAGGCGCAAGCATGTCTCTAAGTAACGAGATTGCTGAGGAGCAGACGCTCGAGCAGTTGCGTGAGGCGCTCAAGCGTTCTCAGCAGCAGTACGCCAAGCTGAAGGTCAAGAACGACGAGTTGGTGCAGGCTGTGTATCAGGCCGCTAAGGATGCAAGCCTTGGTACGCCACCAGTCAAGGTCAAGCCGCCAACCAAGGACACTCGCAAAGGCAAAGCGGAGGTCGCAGTGATTCACTGCACCGACTGGCAGCTTGGCAAGAAGTCTGTGTCGTACGGCTCGGAAACATGCGGTCAACGCATAGATCGTTTTATTGACAAGGCGCTGCACATCACTGAGATTCAACGCAAACATCACCCGGTACGCGAAGCAGTGCTGATGCTTGGCGGTGACATGGTGGAAGGCATGGGCATTTTCCCCGGTCAGGCGTACGAGGTGGACAGCTACCTATACGAGCAACTGTTCGAGGTGTCCAGGCTGATTGCCAAAACGGTGACAACACTTGCCAGCAACTTTGAGACTGTGCGTGTGGTGTGTGAATACGGCAATCATGGGCGCATCGGTCGGTACGGCGAAATGCCGAAGGGTGACAACGTGGATCGAATCTCGTATGAGATTGCACGCAACAAGGTTGGGCACTTGGTCAAAGATTGGCAGTCATCTGATGCTTGGTATCAGATTGTCAAGATTGGCAACTACACAGCCCTGTTGGTGCATGGCGATGAAATTAAGAGCTTTGGCGGTAACACGCCAGCGTTCGGCATTCTGCGCAAGGTCAACGCTTGGGCAGGTGGAGTCATTGAGGACTTCAACGACTGCTACATGGGCCACTGGCACACGCCAATGAGCTTGACCATGAGCAACGGAGGCCGCATCTTTGTGACAGGCTCACCAGAGTCGCACAACGAATACGCTCGAGAGTTCGTCGCAGCCACCGGGATACCAAGCCAACGGTTGCACTTCGTTGACCCAGACAAAGGCCGAGTAGCGGCGGAGTACGTGGTATGGCTGGACTAGACGGAGCCATCGTCCAGGTGACGTGGCATGACGCTCACAGCCTCGACAACAACGAATGGCACGAACTAGGAGACATTGATGACCAGCCACTGGTATGCGTGTCCGTAGGCATCCTGAAGCGGTACAAGCGTCACTGCGTACTTATCCAGACCTGCACAGCCGATCAGGGTGCCGACAACGTGCTACTCATACCGTGGGGAATGGTACGAAAAGTAGAGAAACTGAGCATCCCACACAAGCGACGAAAAAGCCGCTAAGGTCAAAACAGGCTTCTGGAGGGGCCTACACATGACACACAACCTAATTACCTACGAAGTCCTGACTGGGCTTTGTGCAGATACAGCGCAACAATTCCACTTGGTAGTGTTCAGGAACGCTGAAGGCGAGGTCGTAAAGGCCCAGCTGCGTTACCGATTCAACGCTGACGAGGATTGGAGCGAGCCATCAAAACTGACCCATCA